TCAGCAGTATTAACAATTGCAATTTCACCTGTTGCAGTTGTTGTTGTTCCTGTGCCAATCAATTGACCAGTTCTTACATCTAAATCAATAACATTCAATCCGTCAGGCAAAGCTGACCAAACACTAGGATCATATAAAGAAGCTGTTGTAGGAACGAAAGATGCTGTTCCTGCCGCATAAGAAGCTTGATCTGTAGCAAAACTAAATTTGCGACCAGTTCTATTGCTATATGCTAAAAATTTATTTGTTGCAAAAGTTGGGTCTGCTAAATACCATGAATAATCTGATGGGTTTGTGCTAGGCGTTGTAGAATTTTGATTTGATAATCCGTAATAAGTTCTATTTCTAGGATTCAAATTAAAATTAGATGTGCCTGTAATATTGTCTGCATAAGCTACAGAAAGATATTTTTCTACATATTGAAAAGTAGTTGGTCGCCATACTAACACTGTTGATGCCAAAGAATAATTACTTGACGCAAGACTATTAACCATGCGACTAAAGAAATACCAATCACCTGTTGGAATGTTAGTTAAAGTAACATCAGGCATATATGTATTTACAACATAAGGCACTCCTACTGGTTGAATAGCGGTTGTGCCTGCAAATATAAGTTGATCATCAGTTGGATATTGATATGCTGAATAATAAATTTCTGCATAATCAGATATACCTGCGCTTGATGTTTGTATTCTTAATACAAAAGATGGATTTGTATTTGTAGGATATTGAGCTACAATTGTTGGCGGATAAACTGTGCCAAAAGTAACTGGGCTTCCAAGACCTGAATTATTTGCTGGAATAAATGATGTTACATTGTAATCATCATAAATTGCAGGGTTATATTCAGATAAACTTAATGTTGCTGTTACAGTGCCATTATCGCCAAATTTTTCAATAACTTTCATTATTCTAAATAATTTAGCTGACCAACCATAATTAACATTAGTAACTGTAACAATATCGCCAGCTTCAAGTTCTAAACCAATATAATTAATTTCACATTGAATTTGCAAATCTTCTCTTGCGGCTTCTAACATACGATTAGCAATGTATTGAGCGGTTACTGAATTATTAGTTAAATAAAGACTTACTGATTGTTTATTGACTGGCTCATTAGGAAATAAAAGACTTGGGTTAATTTCTTGCAAATCAAAAGTTGCGGCATTAAATGAATCTTGTTGGCTTCCGTCAGGAAATTTACATTCAATGATATTAAATGAATTTGAAATATCAATTGGGCTAATAGATATTGGACCAATCATATTAGTATCATTAATATCCATAGCTATTGTATATGTAGGTGTTTGAACAATAACACCCCAAAGACCAGTGATCTCATTATATTTAACTAAACAATCACAGCAATCTGCCATTGATTGAATATTTTTCATCAATTTTTGTGAAGTATCTAATGAACCATTATATTCAAATCTTTTCATAGTAGCTGATCCGCCACTATATGGAGTGTAAGTTATAGTTTCATTTGAATAAACATTTAAAGCTGTAAGGCTTGTTGTATCAATATTATCTAATGGTATTGAAGCGCCATAACGAGTAGAAATTAAATAATCTAAAAAACAATCGCCCGGAGCTTTCCTTGCATTAAATATTTGAAAATTAGTAGCAGAAAGACCAATAAGATTTCTTGATTGAGAATACTTAAGTTGAATAATTGCAAAAGCACAATTAGTCATTAATTTAGTGTTATCCCATTGATAAGTAAGATTTGAATCACTCATTACTGTTATTGCGCTTGTGGTTGAATTTGCAGGTGCATTTGAACCATTTTTATAAAGATATATATTCATATATCCTGATATGTCTTGACTTTCATTTGTGCTTGGATCTTCAAGGGCAATTACTTTAGTTGTATCTACTCCATCAAATATACATTTTTTACCACCCCAATAAATATCACCAAAAGTTATTTCGTCTGCACTGCCTACACTTGAACCTGATTCAGTATTAGTTACTTCTGATAAAGCAAATACATAATAAAGTGTTTGATTGTCATTAGTGATTGAAAGGTCTGTGATGATACCACCTGTCCAAGCTTGACCATAAACTACAGGAAGTTTATTGTTACCAGCAGGCGGAGTTTGAGCGCGAGACCCAGGATTAGGATCAGGCGCACTTTGAGCCGCTTGACTGGGCGGACTAGGCGCAAGAAGTTTTGATAATATTGCACTTGCTACCATTTGAATAGCAAAGCTAATAGGATCAAAAGCGGCAAACGCTTTAGTTACAGCACTAACTAATCCGCTCATTAATTAATTTCCCAATGATATTCTATTAATTTCATTCCGTATCTTTCAAATTTAAGATCATCATAAGATGATATTGTAGCTTGATTGATTTCCCCTTTTTTTAATAATTCTTTTGCTATTTTGATATATTCTTTAATCAACCTAGCAATAACAAATTTGTTATATCCGTGAAGCATTACTTCTTGAAGTTGAATGCTTTTGTCATTCCAAAAACAATGATTTTTATAAGCTACTAAAATTCCTGTTTGTTCATCATCAATTAAAATAAAACCTTGTCCTGCTATTATATTTGTAATAAGTTGCATTACATAAGTTTTAGACCAATCTAATGGACTGCCTTTTAATTGATTTTTAGATTTAATAGCAAAATCTTTTAAAAGTTCTATTATCTTATCTATGTCGTATTTGTTAGCTTTTCTTATCAACTTCTATATACGCTTGGGTCTTTGTCTTTGCCAAAGAAATAATTTATTTGTTGAATAACAGACACACGATTCATTGAAGTATCTGAAGGTGAAAAAAATTGCCATGAATTGTTATTTGTATATCTACCAGCAGTTCCATTTTGTAAAATAATTTGAATGCTTGATGCAGTTACATTAATAACACCTAAATACATTCTACCTTCTTCAAACCATTGCTCTGTAATATTAAATGAGTTTACATACCCAGTAAAAAATTTATAAAGACCGCCTGTGCCGCCTGTGGTTATGAGTTCATTATTTTCATTGAAAAAACCATGCCACATTTCAATAAAAGAACCTTTGATTTTATTGCTTAATACCCAACCCAATTGAGCTGTATCAATACCTACTAAAGTAATAGATGTTTCATTGGCAGTTGATTTAATATCTCTTTGCACATCATTTACTTTAACCAATGCACCAAGCGCATCAAAAGGTAAAGGATCAACAGCAGGAATTGTTAATACAGATGGGGTTGATGCAAGGCGATAAACTACAGTATCACCCTCTGCATTTTGAGTGGTTACACGGATAAAATCCGCCATCCTTATATTATTAGTATTTTGTATTGGTGCTATGTTGTTCATGACAATACTACTTCTATCGCTTTAAATGTTCCTGACCATTGAAGAAAAGAATCATTAGTCATTGGGATAAGTGTGTAATTTGGATATTGTTGAAGTATAACAGGGAAAGTAATTCCAGTATAAGTTGAACCGCCTAAAGATTGCGTAATGCCATATTGACCAATAACCGCTGTAATTGGTGCTACTAATGTTGTCATTATTGTTCTGTGAACAGGAATATTAACTGTAGTACCCGATCCTCTTTGAACATTAGCAGTTGCTATATATGCATATCTACCAATTTGTAAAAAATCACCTATTTTCACAATGTATTTTGTTGAAGTAATTGTTGGCAAAGAACCTAATACAATAGTTTTATTTGCGGAAGATGTTTGATATTGACAAGCTGAAATTTGAGTTGATGTCATATCACCTTGATAATCAATATAATTAACCCAACCAGTTGAACCAAAATTAAGATATTGTTCGTATTCACGATCAGCTGTTCTTAAATCAGAAAGTAATTGTCTGTTTTGAGAATACAAAAGATAATTCATAGGTTTCATTTCAAACCCAAAAGGTTGCACACCAATAATTTCAGATGTTGAAATTCTTTGATTGCGGCTCATCATTTGACCAATAAATCTTTGATCATTAATGCCTACAGATTCAGATATGGAAAGTATTGTGGTTAAATTTGCCATAATTATCTACTTTGTGGAAGTCCTCTTTGTGCTGATTGGTTTGCCGCCCATACACCTTGTTTATTTTTAGCCAAGAATTGCAATCCTGATTGTGTATCAATAGCACTCATATTGGCAATGTATGGACCATTATAAACTACTTGTGGTTGATTTTGCCCCATCATTGAACCTAATGTTGTTCTTGGTGCAATTGAACCAGCTTGTGAAGGTATAAACATTTCGGGACCATTCTCACCTACCATATAAGGCGTTCCAGCATTAACATCACCGCCTGTAGCTTTACCTGTTAATATTGAACCATATGATTCACCTGTAGAACCTGTTAATAATGCGGCAGGGCTTCCGCCACCAAATATACTACTTGCTAAACTACTAAAAATTCCACCAATTCCTCCACCGCCACCACCAAATAACCCCATAATTGATTTTGCCGCGGCTTGAGCTTGCATACGAGCTATTTCATGGATAATTGATTGTGCAAATGATTTAAAATTAAGTTTACCTGTTTCAAAGAATGTAGTTAAAGTATCCTCAAGGCTTTGGGTTAAGTTTCTAAATGCTTCTGCCGCTCTATCACCAGCGTTTTTGGATTCATTTATATAGTCTTTATATGCACCTTTCCAACCAGCAAGCCAATCTTGAGCTAATTGTTTTTCTTTTTCATTAATAGCAACTTCATCTTGGTAACTTTGTTCAATTAATTGTTTTTTATATTTATAAGTTTCTTCAATTAATCGTTTTTCTTCTCCAGCTTTACCTTTTGTGGCGCTTTTTTGATCTGCTATAAGTTGAGCTAATTGTTCATCTTTTTTAAGTTGTAATTCTTTTTCTTTAGTAACAAATTTATCAACATCATAGGATTGAAGTTTAATATCTAAAGAACGCTTTTCAAATTCTATTTGTTGTTTTTCCAATGCAACTTGAGCCGCTTGTGCTCCATAAAGCTCATTATATAAAGCAGAACCTTTTTTATCTGGTTTAGCAGATGCTTTGCCTTTTGAGTTTGTTAATAATGAAGGTGTATTTAAACCGCCTAATGAATCATTAACTGCACCAATACCATTAGCGGCTTCATCACCACCAATTGCTAGTTTTTTAAGTTTATCAATAGCAACATCAAATACGCCAGTTTTTTCTAATATTGTAAATCCTGCTAAAGCCGCAAGTCCTGCCGCCGCAAATTTTTGTAATCCAGGAGTTGCAAGATCAATAGCAATTTCCATTGCTAATACTTTTCTTAAAGCAGAATAAACTTCAAGAAATACCATAGCAAGTTGATATACATTTTTAATTACATAAGCTGATGCAATTAAACCAATAGCAACCTTAAACTGATTAATACTTATATTTAAACCATCATTTCCAACAAATTTACTTAAAAGATCACCAAATGCCAATTCAAGATTTTGAAGTGATTTTTGTAGGTTATCATCAAGATCAGCTAAACGATTTACTGAATCACCTGTTTGATCCATTGTTCCTTTTATTTCTTTCATCTTTTCAAGGAAAGATTCAGGACCAAATGTTTTGCCACCTTTACCAAAGAAAAATGCTTGCATATTTTGGCGTTCAAATGCAGTATCAAGAGTAAGAATCCCTTGAGCTAATCTTTCCAATGCTTTATCAGGTTGCATATTAGCAATCTCTGATAAGCTAATGCCCATCTTATTAAGTTTATTAACTACATCAACATTTTTACCTTGTTGGGCTTCATCAATTTTTTGAAAAGCAGAAGAAAGAACTTTTGCAGTATTGGCGGATGCCACACCTGATTGTTCCAATGCAAGACGATATTCAAGAATTTTAGAAGTGGATAAACCAAAGCTGTCTGCCATATCCTTAACATCTCTAGATAAAGTAATTGATTTGGCGGCTAATGCGGCTATACCTACTGTAGCAAGGTTAAATCCACCAGCCATAGAACCAAATAATCTTTGGACTACACTTAATTCCTTACCTAAATTATTAAAAGCAAGTTGTAAGTCTTTGGCTTGTTTTTTAGCTTTTTCAGTGGCTTGATCCCAAGTAACTGTAACTAATCCAAGTTTTACCGATAATGAACCAATGGTTGCCATTATTTTTTACCTTCTGCAATTTTATTAATTTGTTCCATAAGGGCTTGTGCAAGTCTTGTTTGGATCTTATCAATATTATTATTTAATGCTGGATGTAAGTATTCATGTTTAGGAACACGTTTATTACCATACTCTTGAGATATTGGTACGGGTTTTTTATTAGACCAACTGGCTTTTAGTTTGCCTTTTTTATTAACTGTGTAATTTAAAACAGAATCATCACGAATAGGGCTAGATGTAACACGAGCCATATAAGTTTCACCTTGATAGAATTTGGATGCTTTATCCAACATTTGAGGGCGTTGGACTTTCATATAAATATGATTTTCTAATTGTCCTGTATTATGTGGAGCAAATGCTTTAGCATCTTGTAAAACAGGCTCCATAGCATAGGATAAAACATTACGCCAAATACGATCAGTCTTACCTGTACCAATTTCATCACGAAGTTCATCCATTCGAGCAAATAATTCCTCGAATCCTTTAACTTCAAATGTTTGGTTAATTGCCATTCTTTTTAAACCTATCCATCTTAAAATTAGGTGCTTGTGTCATAAATACTAACAATGAATCACTTACATCTGTATCAATGTCTGGGTTTTTAGAATAGTCATTAATCCATGGGAATATATCTTGAGATTTATATACGCGACTATTAGAACTACGCATATAATTGTAGAGAGCTGTTGTAATGGGCGTTAAGGCGTTATATATGGCTTTATTGCCTAACATACCATCTGCGAACATTACTTGTATCTCCGCAAATAATTCTTCATCCAATGAATTAATATATTGTTCTGTATGCCCATTAAAAACCATTGTAGCAACTACTTGGCTACGTAATGATTTTCTTAATTTTTTTTTACGCTATCATAACTTGGCTTAATAGCTTTTTCTATTTCATCAACTATTTGCTTTATTACTTCATCAGGAAACTCTTGTGTAATTTGTTCAAAAGTTTCTGTGATTGGTTCACCTGTTTCAGATATTAGTAATTGGAAATATTTTTCAACTTTTTGTTCCCACATTACAGATAATGTAGCTACATTTTTAATTGAGTTCCCATCAATAACAATATCATCATCTTTAACAATAATATAATCTTTATCTTTATTTAAAGCTTTTACAAAGTCATCACCACCTTCATTTAATGACTTTTTGACTGGGTCTGCCAATTTATCATAGATAACTTTTACTTTATCTTGATTTGCATCCATAATAAATTCATTTAAAGATTCCATCTCTGCTTTTAATGGAATCCTGACTTTTAAATCAAATTCAGCTTCACCAGCTACAATATGTATTACTTTAGATTTTACTTTATCTTTTACAGCAGTATATTGACTGCCTAATTTATTGGCTAAAGCCATATAAACCTCTCTTATTGTTGTGATTTAATTATTTTATGGAAACATTCATCATTAACTTTAATTGCATAGTTTACACACTCACTAGGGCTCATAGTATCTGCATGAATTTTGGCTATATCATGTGCCAAAACAATAGCAGTTAGTCTTTGTTCTGGAAAGCCAAACCAGTCTTTTTTTCCTGAACTGGCTCGGCTAACCAAGAAATCTAATAACCCATGATTAAGTAGATAAGCACTTAAATCTTGTTGTGTCTTAACTTGCATTATTTTATCCTTAAGCGTTATTTGACCAACCATATTGGTTGCCACGTGGATGGATTGTAAATGAGCATTTAGCTTCAGCAGTTGGGTTAGTATCTACATCCCATTGACCAACTCTACCATTAAAAGCATAAGCAACATTATTTCCTTGACCATCAGTTGCAATAATAACAAATGTTCTATCAATAGTGCCATTATAAGCATCTGCACGCATTTCAAGTAATTGTGTATCTGCTGGATTCCATGCCGCAGTAATTGTCATTGATGTTGGAGCCGCTTGAGTTGGAATCTTGTCAGATTGACGTGAACCAGCTACATTAAAATTTGCAACAGCATCATCTTGACCGAAAGCTGGAATAGCTTCCACTGGGATAATATTTGAACTAATTGCAATAGCATTAACATCAGACCATACAGATAACTCATCAACAGTTAATGGTGTTGGATCGGAACCTGATTGTGCATAAAGGGTTGCGCTAAATCCGGGTAAGACGCGATTTGGAAGTGCCATAATTTATTTCCTTTTTATTAAATAATCAAAAAATCTTATGTTGGGATATATAAAGTACAATCCATTAAAATGTTATATAGTCTAATTTCATCATCATAACTTTGGTATCTCATAAAAACATCAGCTTTGGATATTGGAAAGCCACTTATGCCACCAAACTGACCTTGATAACCATGTAAAGCTTGTATAATGTCATT